AAGAGGCATACCATCACTGAAACTCCCCTGTCCGAAAGGGTAGACTAAGAACACAGCGAGTGCTGCGGATAGAGGTGCTGTGTAAGCAACAAATATCCATGGTCTCATACCGAGTCTATAGGATAGTTCCCACTGTCTACCAGCATAAGCTGCAACACCTATGAGGAAATGGAAAACGATAAGTTGATATGGTCCGCCATTATATAGCCACTCGTCCAGTGTGCCAGCTTCCCATATAGGATAGAAATGTAGTCCGATTGCGTTTGAGGAGGGGACGACTGCTCCTGATATAATATTGTTTCCGTATAATAACGAGCCGGAAACTGGCTCACGTATGCCGTCTATGTCTACAGGCGGTGCTGCGATGAAGGCGAGAATAAAACAAGTTGTTGCTGCTAGCAATGTAGGGATCATTAGAACACCAAACCAACCGACATATAGTCTGTTGTTTGTGCTAGTAACCCACTCACAAAAGCTTTCCCAGTTGGTAGCTTCGTTACCTCTTGTTACTGAGATAGCTGCCATTAGAATATACCGGGGATGATTTGTCCTGTTGTTGCGTATGCACCTACAGCTGCTACGAAACCAAGCATTGCTGCCCAGCCATTAAATCTTTCTGCTTCGTTTGTCATAATTGGATGTTTGTTAATTGGATAGTTTTCGATAACTCTTGGTGGAGTTTCGTTTGGATAGATGTTAATTAATTTGTCTGTCATTATTTTTTGGTGGTTTTTTTCTTGTAAGGTTTTGCTGTTTTCGCTGACCGTTTAAAGTTAGCGGCGGTGGGAGAACCCTTAGAACCCACCTTTCTCATTGTCTCGCCAGAGCCAGCTTTGATCCGCTTTCTCTTGGCGTGTATATTTGCGTAAAGACCTCTTTTAGCCATTAGACTTTACCTTTTTTGTACTTAACTTTACCTATTCTACCGACTCCGTGGTCAGGTAGTACTCGTTTGTACGCCTTACCATACCCGTCTACATCTTCGTAAACTTTAACAGGTGTAACCGGGCCATCATTTAGAGCCAGTTTCTTAAGTTTCTGTCTCTCGGGAATCGAACTGGTTTCTTTATTAGTATCGAGATCGTATGTTTTAGCCATTAGCGTTTTTTACCTTTGTGTTTGCAGCCACACTTGCTGCCTTTCTTTTTGTATGCCATTAGCATTTCCATCGTCGCATAGCAAGTGCCTTACGTGTAGGCTTGCCGTTTGGTTTCTTCATTGGACCTTTCATTCCTTTGAATCTTGCACAGAATGATCTCTTGCGTGGACCACCTCCGGGCTGTGGAGCCTTGAGGTTGGAGCCAGTAGCTGCGTTATACTTCTTTCTACCGGCTGCTGTGAGACCTCCCTTACGGCTTTTATGTTTACCGATCTTGAGGGAAACGTTACGTTTACGTACTCTTGTCTTTGCCATGATATAGTTTCATGTGTTGTTGTTTGTACTGTGGTAAATTATCATAGTACTGATCTTTTAACCAAGGTACTTCGAGCTCAGTCGTATTACGATTAAACTTATAAGGTGAATCACTTGTTACATCACCCTCTTCTGTATAGTATTCATCCTGTTTAGCGTGTGCCATATCAGGATTAACTTGCATACCTTTTCTACCTAATGGTGTAGGCATACCATGCTTATCAATATCATACTCTCCATCATAGATGAAATCATTAAGTATGTGATTCCAATAATATGCGTCACCATCTCCATTAAGAAAGAACCCATCTACTGTTACATTCTCCATTTCATTAGGGGCTGCTGCCAGACCTCTACTAGGAGCAGGTGATTTACCGGGCAGATAGGGGCTTGATGGAGTACCATCTTTACCCGGTGCTTTGACTGGTCTGTTAGGGTCATCTTTAGGAAGAGGATCTGCCATAGCTAATCCCGGCTCACCTCTGCCATATATAGATAATATTAGATCCTCTTGATAAGCCATTACTTTTTACCTTTCTTTGGGGGTCTTCCTTTTTTAGTACCATAAGTACCTTTACCTTGGGGCATTTTTTCTCCTAAAAATTAACGTTTGGTGATCTTTCTAGTTTCTCCATAATATCTCTACGATATGCTGGATCTTCTTCATAGCGTGGGTCAGCCATAGCTCTTACAACTTCCTGTTGACTACGGAACTGATCGTTACTTTGTTTTGGTGCTTTACCTTGTACCATTTTACCGTCGTATCCTACTGCGTCATTATATGCATAGCCTAAAGCTCTGACTGCAAAGAATGCAGCAAGCGGATCTCCTTTAGCCATGACAGCATCAAACATTTGAACCTCTTTTTCATTAAGAGCTCCCTGTGCCCAGTTTATCATGTTAGAGTAGTTTTCTTCTCCGCCTACTACACCTTTGAGTTCTGTGATATCTGCTTCAGAAAAGTCTTTGTTTTGTGGCTGTTCTTTTGTTACAGAATCTCGATACTCAAGGTGCATCTGTGCAAGTTCATCAACACTTAACTTGCGTAGTTTCTCTAAAGACTCTTTGGTGTAACCTTCTTCAGTTCCAGCTTCATCCCATAACTGATCGAGTATATTAGCTTCTACTTCTTCAGTAGTACTTTCTTCCTCTTCTACTTCTTCTTGTGCTGGCTCTTCTTCTTTTGTGTTAAGCTTCTGCTGTAGCTCAAGATAACCTTTTTCTAACTCTTCAGCATTCTTATACTTACCAGCTAGTAGGCTCTCCTGAGCTTCTTGCATCTTCTCACCAACGGCTAAGGAGTCTTGCTCATCAGCTGAGAGATTGTCGAGACTTGTAGTCTCAACCTTAGACTCCATAGTTAGTGTATTTCCTTCCATGTTATTATTGTGGTGGTTGTTGTTCTTCTGTTGGTTGTTTACTTGGATCTAGCATTGGTGCTTTCATTAGAGCTGGTGTAGCATCAATAGCTTTCATTTCAGCTTCTGTTTGTGCTGCTTGTTGCTCTTCTTGTTGCCTTTCTTCCATGCTCTTCACAAGATTAAGTACGTCTATACCTTGTGCAGCTGCTAGTCTTTTAATAACCTCATCTGGATTTATATATTGCATGATAGCATCTGGTCCCATTGTCTGTGCAATTGTTGACAAGAAGCCACCTAGTGCTTGTACGTCCTGACCTCTGCCTAAACTATTAATACCAGCTACAATGATAGGCTTAACCATACCTTTTGGTATACGTGGTATCTCACCTGTCTTCTGGAATATGTTAAGTTTTCTATTGAGATAAGGTACGAGGAACTCTACAGTAAGCAATCCGAATAGGCCGCCAAGCTGTTGTTCTAGTTCCATTTGTGTCATGCGTACCTCTTCAGCTGTTGTACGTTCTGACTGTCGAACTGACAGAATTAGGAACGCTTCGTTCAATCGCTTCTCGAGTGTTTGCATGTGCTGCAATGCCGTAGCAAAGTCAGCTGTCTTACCGACTTGTATTACACCTATGTCTTCTGGTCTACCTTGTACGATAGCTCCGTTGCCAGCTGCTGCTAGCGTTGATGGTTTTGTAGTAGATGATGGTGATACAGTAAATACAACCTTAGCTGCTGCTGCACTACCTTCTACTATAGCTTGGGACAATGCTTCGAGAGACTTAAGATCTCCAATGAATTGTCCTACTCTACCTCTACCATATGCTTCACCATCTACTGTGTTGAATCGTAGTGGTAGCCATGGTGTGCTATCGACTGGTGCTTTACCTTGTGATCCGGGTATACGTTTATCGTGTACCTCTTGATGCCATACGAATCGGTTGTTGTCACGCTTGCAATGCGTGTAGACATCACATTCTTCTTCCTCTTCGTCCTGATCTGTTACCATTTTTTCTGGCATGATCTCGTAGTAGGAAGGGATAAGATCTTTACTGATCCTTTCTTTTGTAATAATTTCAATCACATGGCCGTTGCCATCTCGTTCTATCACGTAGCGATTAAGAGGGTAAAGCTTCAGTCCTGTCTTGCCCATAAAGATAAGAGCATTACCACCTACAACTAGATGTTGTAATGCTTGGTGTATTACTACACGATCATCTGATGCTGCGATAGCATCAAGGATGGTGCGTTCTATCTTTGCAAAGGATAAGTCAAGTTCTGATTTTACCTGTGGTCCAAACTCTTCACCCAACTGTGATTCATCTAGCTGTAGCTTAAAGAAGCTAGTCTGTGGAGGTACGAGAGATAGTGATAGCTTTGATGCTAACGCTACAACTCCTTTAGCCCCCACGGACTGCCAAGGTGTCTTCAGTTGTTTCATACCTTTATGGTAGTCTTCGTGACCACGTATAAGATATGGTAATGTAAGTTTAGTTGCGTCTTCCGCTTCGGTCAAAAACTGGGAACGATCACTGGATAAATTATCATACCTAGATTTTGCTGTCATTGTTTATGATCCTATTGTCATTCGTTGAGGTCGTTGGAATGTTCTTTTAAAACCTAATTTGTTTTGTTTCCGTCCTCGTAGTTTAAATTTGTAATTAGGGATTCTGAATTTAAAACCTGAGTCAGTATAACCGCTGCCTGTGGTTGTGCTTGTACCTGTGCCAGTACCAGTACCCGTACCAGTTCCTGTACCTGTACCTGTACCTGTGCCGGTTCCAGTACCTGTACCAGTTCCCGGACCAGTATAAGAAGGAGGTACTACACCAGTTTTAGGAGGAGTTTTTCCTGTATCTGTATCAGTACCTGTATCTGTATCAGTACCTGTATCTGTATCTGTATCAGTACCTGTATCTGTAGCTGTATTATTATTATTATTATTATTTGATGATGAGGTAGTGGTAATACCTTTACCGCCACCTATGTTTAAGCCTGTTACACCTTTAATAAGACTACCCGGTGTTGGTCCTCCTTTACCTATACCTAGTGTATCTGCAAGCTTTCCTCCTGTTTTGGACGTCACTGATGTTGGATCGGTAGCATTACTAGCCATGTTCTGTGCAAATTGTGTAAGACTCAAAGCATCAAAACCTTCACCTTGAGGTAGATTATGTATGTCTCCTGTATAATTTTCCATTGCTACATCTCTTGCCATATTAGATCCAAAATAATTATATAAGGATCCCATTATACCCATCTCGTCTTTATTCAAACCTTGTATCGAGGGAGATGCTGCAATACTCATACCTTGAGCATTTACTCCTGTTCCATCTTGAAATGCACCAACTATCCT